TTCCCTGGACCAAAAACAGGTCCGAACCCAACTCCAATGGGAATAAAGCCAAGGAGGGAAAAGCCGTGAGCGGACGGATCAGCTTTTTTGATGAAATCATCGTGGACAACTTTGCTGGAGGCGGCGGGACCTCCACCGGTATTGAGCTGGCTACCGGCAGAGTGGTGGACATTGCCATCAATCACGATCCGGCAGCTATCCGGATGCACCGAACCAACCACCCCTATACCCGGCACTACCAGGAGAGCGTCTGGGACATTGATCCCCGTAAAGTGTGCGAGGGGCACCCGGTCGGTCTGGCCTGGTTTTCCCCGGACTGCAAGCATTTTTCTAAAGCCAAAGGCGGCAAGCCGGTGGAGAAGAAGATCCGGGGCCTTGCCTGGGTGGTGATGCGCTGGGCAGGACTGGTCCGTCCCCGGGTCATTATCCTGGAGAATGTGGAGGAATTCCAGACCTGGGGACCGGTACGCCGGGGGAAGCCGGTGAAATCCCGCAAGGGTGAGACCTTCCGCAAGTTTATATCCCAGCTCCGAAGCCTGGGGTACGCAGTGGAGTGGCGGGAGCTGGTGGCGGCAGACTATGGCGCACCCACAACCCGCAAGCGGTTCTTCTTAGTCGCCCGGTGTGACGGAAAGCCGATTGTGTGGCCCAAGCCCACCCATGCACCCCGGGACAGTGCAGCAGTGAGGAGCGGAGAGCTTCAGCCCTGGAGAAGCGCAGCGGAGATCATCGACTGGACACTGCCCTGCCCGTCGATTTTTGACAGTAAAGAGGAGATCAAAGAGAAATACGGCTTAATGGCTGTCAGACCGCTGAAGCCAAATACTATGAGACGAATAATCCGTGGGGTGGACAAGTTTACTATCAAGAGCGGCAGCCCGTTTATCGTGCAGTGTAACCATGCGGGAACCGGACACATGAAAAGTCCGGATGAGCCGCTGGGGACCGTTCTTGCGCGCCATACGGAAGGAGTGGTAACTCCTTGCCTCATGGCGATTGGGCAGACAAAGGGCGGAGACAGGAGCAGAAGTGTTCAGAAGCCTACACATACGCAAGTATCGAAAGCTGAAGAGTGTGTCCTTGCTCCTTCCCTTATCCAATACCACACAGAGCAGAGCGACCGTGTAAGAGCGTCAGGGCTGGAAGAGCCAATTAACACTATCGACGCATCCAATCGCTATGGACTGTCAGCTGCTT